GTCAACATTGATTTGCCGGATCAGGAGCCGGGATGTTTGCACTGCTATTTTCTCCGGTATTCCGATGGAAAAGGGCGTTTCTGGTGTGACGCAACCGGAGAACCCTTGTTCCGGGATCAGATTGCAAAACGGATCGGGGAGCTTTGCCCCGTAGAATGGGAGGAAGAAAATGGATAACGAAATATGGAGACCAATAATCGGATATGAGGGGTTTGATCATGAGTAAATCAATCTGCATCATGGGGGAAAGCGGATCTGGAAAAACAACATCTATGAGGACATTGGATCCCAAGACTACGTTTTATATTGACTGTGATGGTAAAGGATTGGCATGGAAAGGATGGAAATCACAATATAATTCCGAAAATAAAAACTACAAACGCATTAGAGACATCCAACAGATACAAAACATTTTAATGGCCATAAATGTTAAGGCGGCTCAGATTAAAACGGTTGTAATAGACACGCTTAACACTTGTATGCTCGACCATGAAATTAAGGAAATGAAAAATGGAGGGTATGGGAAATGGATTGATCTTACTCAATATGTTTGGGAAATTTGTAGTATTGCAGGAACATTGAGAGACGATTTAACGGTCATCATCATAATGCACAGTGAAACCATACGCGAAGAGACAGGATATAGCTTTACCCGCATTAAAACAAATGGAAGAAAGTTGGAAAAAGTAGTGCTTGAAAGCTTATTCAGTACTGTTTTGTTGGCTAAACGCGCGGAAAACGGAAGATACATTTTTGAAACACAATCTCAAAACAGCACGGCTAAAAGCCCTATGGGGGCTATCGATCAGCCGGAAATAGACAATGATATAACGCTTGTTTTAGAAGCATTAAAAGAATTTTAACCAGGAGGGCAATCAAATGAAACCATATAACGGCTATGAAGCAAAACCGATTGTGAAAAAGGAAACCCTGCCAAAAGGCGGATACGTGGCAAAAATCTTGAACGCAAAAGAAATGGTATATGATTGGGGCAGTCAGCTGGTAATTGGGTTTGATATTGCTGAAGGAGAATACCAAGGTTTTTTCCAGAAAGACTTCGCGAAAAACCCAAATGAAGATAAAAAATGGCGTGGAACCTTTCGGCTGCGCATCCCGGCAGCCGATGGCAGCGAGCAGGACGGGTGGGCCAAAAACAGTTTTGGACATGCCACTTGGGCAATCGAAGAGAGTAATCCTGGTTATCATTGGGACTGGAATGAAGCCGGCTTAAAAGGGAAAACGGTCGGCGTTTTGTTCCGAAACAAAGAATGGGAATTCAATGGAAATACAGGATGGACAACGGAATGCTGTGCATTATGCACAGTAGATGAAATACGAAACGGAACTTTTAAAGATCCGAAAGACAAACCTCTAAAAGCTTCTGCTCAAAAGGCGGTTATGGCTACTAATGAATTCCAAGAAATCCAAGGCCTGGACGATCTTCCTTTTTAGTTTAGGAGAATATCATGGATCATTTAGATGTAGAATCCGCTTTAGGTGCGATGACGGTCATTGTTGATACAAGAGAACAAGATACGCCACAGTTAAGAAAGCGGTTAAAACTGATCGGTTTTCCGTATGTACGGGAAAAACTGGACTTTGGGGATTACTCGGCCCGCTGTGTTCTTCCTTCTGGAGAAATTTTTGATTTGAGCGGGCGGGTGGCTGTTGAGCGGAAGATGTCATTTGACGAATTGTGCGCCTGCTATTGCAGGGGCCGCACGCGGTTTACGAAGGAATTTGAAAGAGCAAGGGACGCTAAAGCAAAAATTTATTTGTTGGTGGAAAACGCCAGCTGGGAAAAAGCGTATCGGGGGGACTACCGGAGCCGGATGTCCCCTGAAAGCTTTATTGCGAGCCTGACAGCATGGCTGGCCCGCTATCAATGCCAGCTGATTTTTTGCAGCCCATCAACGAGCGGCCACTTAATCCGAGATCTTCTTTTCCGGGAGATGAAAGAGAGGCTGGAAAAATACGAACCGGAGGGAAAGGGCGATGAATCTGACGGCTCAAAGACTGAAAGAAGAAATTTCGATGGAGGATGTGCTGGATAAGTATGGGTTTGAAAGGAAGAAAAGCGGATTCATCAACTGTCCCTTTCATACGGGAGACCGAACGGCAAGCTTAAAAGTGTATCCGGATAACCGTGGATGGCATTGCTTCGGCTGCGGCGCTGGCGGCAGTGTAATCGACTTTGTGATGCAGCTGTTTGGGCTGTCCTTTGGGCAGGCGCTGATACGGCTTGACAATGATTTTTGCGTTGGTGCCGCAACCCAACAGGATGATCTTCTGGAAAGCCGCAAAATCGCCAGAGAACGCATAGAAGCGCATAAGCGGGAAAAATTACGTGAAAAGCAATACGGCGAATTGTGGGACAGATTTGCGGCCATAGACAGGACGTTATCAAAGCATCCTCCAGATTCAGATTCTTCTGCAGCAATCGCCGGAGCGCTGATGGGAACATTAGAACGGCTTTGGTGGGAGATTGCTTGGATGGATCACCAGAGAGATCAGGGGGTGAAAGGTTGAAAAGGCCAGAGGAATTTACGACAGAGGACTTTATAGACAGTACAGAACCGTATGAATATGTCTATCAATTTGCAAACGACCCATTCCGGGAGGAACGGGAAGCGGCGCGCGTTTCAGAAATCGCCAGGAGCTGCAAGGTGCGGAATTTCATGAAAATTTACAAGGAATATAAACTGGCAGCAAAACGTGGGAAAAGCCTTGTGACAACAGACTTTACAACCCAGTTTGAAGGTCAGGAACTGGAATTATCCTGTGGGTCCTGGATTGCAGATGAAGGCGGGATCGTAAAAAAAACAGAGAGCGGTTCAGAAATTTGCGCCTGCCCGCACCCGATTTTGCCCATTATGCGGCTGGTAAATATCGACAACGGCGTGGAAAAGCTGATGCTGGCGTTTCGGAAAGGCAGGCAATGGCGCAGCACCATTATGGACAAACGGACCTTAGCCGGCCGGCAAAGCATTTTGGAACTGGCCAATGTGGGGGTGGCGGTCACGTCTGAGACAGCGGCGAATTTGATCAATTATCTGTATGATGTGGAAACAGCCAACTATGACCGCATCCCGGAACATAACAGTGTTTCACGCCTGGGATGGATGGGAGTAGAAGGTTTTTCCCCTTATGTAGATGATTTGATCTTTGATGGGGAACAGAATTTTAAAAGCTTTTTTGAAAGTGTGGGTCCTGCGGGGAGAGAAGAAAAATGGTTGGAGCTCGCGAAAGAAAGCCGAAAAGGGCCGTCACCGGTGAGAATCATTCTGGCAGCGTCTTTTGCCAGTGTTTTGGTATCAAAGATAGAAGCATTATCTTTTTTTGTGCATCTTTGGGGCAGCATCAGCGGGACTGGAAAGACTGTGGCGTTGATGTTTGCTGCCAGTGTCTGGGCCAGCCCAGAGGCAGGAAAGTACATACACACTTTTCACGGAACACAGGTAAGTTTGGAGTTGTCAGCTGGATTTGTAAATCATCTTCCGTTGATTTTGGACGAATTCCAGATGATAAAGAACAAAAAAGATTTTGAACAGATCGTATATATGCTGTCAGAAGGGATTGGAAAGGGAAGGGGTTCCAAAACGGGCGGTGTGCAGCGCTCTCAAACATGGAAAAACTGTATTCTGACATCCGGAGAAATGCCCATTACCAATTTTATGACCGGAGCCGGCGCATTTAACCGAATTGTTGAAGTGGAGTGCACGGAAAAGCTATTTCGTGATCCCATGTCGGCCCTGGCTGTCATGCGGGAGAATTATGGACATGCCGGGAAACGGTTTGTAGAGGCGTTACAGGAGGATGGGGCCATAGAATATGCAAAAGAGGTTTACAACGCTTTTTACCGGCAAATCATCCGGTCGGAGGCGACAGAAAAGCAGGCAATGGCCGGCGCTCTCATCCTGACAGCGGACAAGCTGGCAACCAAATGGATTTTTCAGGACGGGGCGGCGTTATCTCTGGAAGAAATCGCGCCATATTTGCAGACAAAAATAGAAGTGGATATCGGGCAGCGGGCTTATGATTATATCTGTGATACCGTATCCGCCAATGCGAACCGGTTTAGTTCAATAGACCAGGCAGGGGAAATCTGGGGTAAATTGGCGGGGAACGAGGCATATATTATCCGGTCCGTTTTTGAGCGGATTTGTGAAGAAGGCGGATTTTCCAGCAGGGCAACGTTGTCCTGGATGACGAGAAACAAAATCATACGGCAGTCATATAACAGGCGCAGAAACCGAAACGAGCCTACGGTAGTTTCAAAATTGCCAGGTGTATCCGGGGCGGTGCGCTGCGTTGTAATGAGGCTTCCAGAGCCGGAACCAGACGAGGAACGCTTAATGATCGAGGACGTTTGAGTTACATAAAA